GAGGAACTAAAAAAATTATGTGGTGGCAGTATCGATTCCTACCCTCAAATATTTATTGACGGACGTCATATCGGAAACTACTTTGAATACCAAGAATACATTGAAGATGAATACGAACCCATCCTAGCATCAACCCTCGATAGATTTACTGTCTTTCCCCTGAAGTATCCTGAGCTCTGGGAACTCTACAAGAAGGCTCAAATGTCCAACTGGACAGCGGAAGAGGTAGATCTGTCTAGTGACATGGAAGACTGGAAAAATTTAAACGATAATGAAAAGAAATTCATCAAGTACATCCTGGCATTCTTCGCTGGTTCCGATGGAATTGTTTTTGAGAATATCAATAACAATTTCGCCGATGAGGTACAAATCTCTGAGGCCCGTTCATTCTATGCATACCAATGCCACAATGAAATGGTCCACGGGGAGACGTACTCTAAACTGATAGACAAATACATCAAAGATTCTACTGAGAAAAAACACCTCTTCGAGGCTATACAAACCGTCCCCTGTATTCAAAAAAAGGCCAACTGGGCCCTAAAATGGTTCGATACCAAGTCCCGAACCTTCGCCGAGCGCCTCTTCGCATTTGCCTGTGTAGAGGGAATCTTCTTTTCTGGGAGTTTCTGTGCCATCTACTGGCTCAAGAAACGGGGCCTAATGCCTGGCCTGTGCTTCTCGAATGAACTTATTTCTAGGGATGAGGGCCTCCACCAGGAGTTTGCTGTGGAACTTTTCAAACTTTTGAGAAACAAACCCTCCACTGAGGTTATTCACTCCATAGTTAGAGAGGCTGTGGAAATTGAAAAGGGGTTCATTTTGGATGCCCTTCCCTGTAACCTCATAGGAATGAACTCTGAGAAGATGTCCGAGTACATCGAGTATGTTTCGGATCGCCTTCTCAAGCAGATTGGACAGCCTACACTGTGGGGTTCTAAGAACCCCTTCGATTTTATGGAAAATATCAGCCTGGATGGAAAAACCAACTTCTTCGAGAAGAGGGTAGGAGACTACGGAAAGATGGATGACACCTCGGATGATATTGGGTTTGATGAAGAGTTTTAATCGTATAAAGCACCCTCCGAACTGATCGCCATAGGTTGAAGCTTGTACCCACTGGTAGTAACCTCAACTTTGGGTTCACTGAACTCTGGCTCGGCACTGGGGGTATCCACCATCTGTGGTGGTTCCGCGACCACCTTCTTCTCCCCCTTTTTACCATTTTTCTTAGAGCAACCACCCGAACTCTTTCTCACATTCATCATACCCCAAACGATGAGAGTGAAAACGACTGCGTGGACAATTAGACCCAATGTAGTTGGACAACCGGTTGGAGATGAGATCCGGGATCCCAAAACCTTTTTGACGAGAAGGAAGGTGCTTGGGTTCGCCACTATGAAAAATAGTAAACCGGAAATGATAGAGATTGTTAACTTCTCCTGCTGTTTTTTACCGTTGCAGCCGCAACCACAGTCTTTAAAGAGACCCATTATACTTTTGATATATGTCAACAAAAAAACTTACTTAAAGTCGAGCCTCCTAGAATAAATATAACCAACCAACAATGTCGCTCTCTATTCAACAAATTTCCGATCTCTCCCCCGCTTCTGTGGGCTTCTCGAATCTCCGTAAGAACAAGAATGGCGGTAAAACCGTCTACCTAAACGCCGGCGGCAACAAAAAATGTTATCTTCAACTCCCCTTCATGCGATCCCCCTTCGGTCTCAGTGCCTTTACTGATGAGGGAACTGGGCGCACCACCTACTCCCTCGATCTCTCATTTGACCCCGATAACGAGCAGGCTATGGGGGTGCACAAGACGCTCTCCGAGCTCGACAACATCATCGTCAACACCGTCGCCAAGAACTCTAAGGAGTGGCTCGGTAAGGAGTTCAACGTCGCAGTTCTCAAAGAGGCCCTCTACAAGCCAATGGTTCGCCCAGGTAAGGAGCAGTACCCCTCTACCATGAAGCTGAAGATTACGACCAAACCCGATGGCACCTTTGTCCCGGAGGCCTACACTATGCAGCGTGAGCCTACGACGGTCGACGCCATCGAGAAGGGTCAGAAGGTTATGTGTATCATCGACCTCAGCAGCATCTGGTTCATCGATAACAAGTTCGGTGTGACCATGAGGCTCAACCAATGCCTCTTGGAGCAGTCTACGAAGCTTCCGTCCTTCGCCTTCCAGGGCCTCGACCTCCCAGGCCCCGAGGAGGAGGTTGACGAGGAGGAGGTTGATGAGGAGGTTGACGCGTAAGATTCCCTTTCAAAAAAAATAAAAAAATCCAGTCCCTATTGGTAAGAAGAAAAAACTTCTTACGAATAAGTAAGAATGTCCAACATAGAGAAAAATCTCATAAAGATTCTTCGGGGGAAAAAGGGGTGTTCACCTCGAAGTTATTTACCTTCAACCAAAAAGGTTGGATCTGGGGAGTATGGAAATGTATTCAAGGGGAACGTGAATGGAGAAGGTAAGAGATATGTAGCCTACAAGGAAATTAAGTTACCCGAAAATAATGTAACCCTAGCTGAATTGCAGAACTATATCAAACAAAATCCAGCTCGGATGGAATTCACCATTGCGAAAAAGTTGAAGGGCTTCGGTGTTCCAGAAAATTACATATACAAGAAGTGTGCTGATAAACTCATCATCTATATGGAGTATATTGATGGTGTAGAATTAAGAAACTGGTGGAATACCAACCCAACATTAGAACAACAAAAGTCTCTTATAGTTCAAATTATTTACAATCTCTACAGGATCCATAGAAAATATCCAAAATTCAGACACCACGATCTTCATGGAGGCAACATTTTGATAAAAAAGGTACCCGAAAAGAATATCAAAGTTGAGTTAAACAATAAAACGTATACAATTTCGAATGGTGGTATCGAGGCCGTGATTATTGATTTTGGATTTTCACTCTTCCCTCGTATAAAAAACCCTTTGATAAACGACAACTACTTCAAAAACATTGGAATTTCCAGAAACTCTCACAAACTATACGATATACACTTTTTCTTGAACAGTCTTTACGAAATGACCACGCAAACGAAAAACCCGGGGGTGAGGAATTTTATTAACTCTCTCCTACCACCCATGTATTTGGGTGCCAAAAGCACGGTTATTAAAGACTTTAGATTGATTGGCACCGACCGTAAAAATGTCGCTCACACATTTTACCTACCAGGGTTTGAAAATATTTTATCTAAACCCTTCCTCACAGGTGAAACCAAGGTTTTACCCCTACCAAAGCCACGAAAATTTGCGAAACCCCCCATAGCTCCAAAAAAGAAATCCAGTACACCAATCAATAAGGCGGCTGCATATGCGAGGGCGGTAGCTGTTATGAAAAAACGGCGAGAGGTTGGTACTCCCAAGCCAATCCCCCGCAGACGGAGATGATTAAAGTACGATCTTGAATGTGCGCTTAGTGCCCTCATCGACTTCGGAAAGTATCTTAAACTTTGGGGTCTTGGTGAGCTTCACCCCATCCTTAGTGACGAATGACTTCATCCGTTCAACTTCACCACGGGGCATTTTCCTGGTGTACTTGAGTGTGACATTCTTAGTTCCAATAGTAAATTCAGTTGAAGACATTTTAATATTTACCTATAATAAAATATGATTGCTCTAGTAATTCTCGTGATCGTTAATGTAATGATTCTCGTGAGAACTGGTCAGGCACCAATAGAAGATGGTGATAAATGGACTATTTACGGGTCCATGGGTTGTGGCTGGACTCGTAAACAGATTGAATACATGAAGAAGAATGGTAAATCATACACATTTGTCGACTGCGAAGAAGAGGACTGTCCGGGTGTTGAGGGATTTCCAACTATGGTCGACCAAAATGGTGAAAGGGTTGTAGGATTTAAGGAAGTTTAGATGCCGCGAACAACGCTAATAGATAAAGCAAGGATGAAAGCGTCCATCAAGTTCTTGATGGGCTTCAGGATGGAGATGTGCTTCACGAGAGACCTGTTCCACACGAGACGAAGAATGAATGTGCTGATGAGAAGGGTGAGCACAAAGATGAGAAACTCGGTGACTGCGTCAGACTTGTTTTGGGATTTGGATACTTCCTTAATCATTTTATTAAATACGTAGATTTTTTTCTAATCGAAGTATATGGTAGCTCCTCCTGTGAATGGATCTGAACCCAAATATACCACGAAAATGTGGGGTTCTACTAGGGGTATAAACAATAATAATTGTTACGCATATGCTGTGGGTGATTACGAAGCATACCGTTGGCAAAAATCCATCCCAGGAGATCGTTCTGGTATGTCAAATGGAAACCATAATTATACCCATTGCACAGGTTTACCCAAACGTGTCATATCTGACAACCCTAAGAAGGTTTACAGGGTGGATGGCGATAAGAAATGTAAAAAGGGATACTACAAAGTCATGATGTTCGTTTCTCCTGGGAGACCAACCAACTACATTCGCCAAGGTGATTTTCATTTTTACAAACAACATAGTGTGGTTGAATATAAAATCAAAGAAGGTGATACAATAAAATCAATCGCAACATTCTTCAAAGTTCCCATGGCACGAATCCGCGCTGCTGGTAAATTCAAAGTGGGTAAGAGGCTTATATTTCGAGCAAATGTCTTCAGTCACAAGCGTGGGTGGGCGACTGGTCCACTTCTGACTGACGCCAAGGGAAAGGTCATAAAAGATCCTCGTAAAGCTTCTAGAAACTACCCAGGTTTAAACTATGAGACATATTGTAGTTCATTCTGCGTCAAAAATACCGGAATCAAAGTCGGAAAGACTCACCCCAAGGTCAGAAAGAATACTGTCTAAATCCATCAAATTTTCAATCCCGTCAAATGAAAGATCAAATAAATCGATAACATCCATTGTAACATTTTCATTCAATGACACAGAATTAGACCTAACTGTGTGATTGTTTTGCACAGTAACTACAACTTTAAATTGGGAAGCATCAAAAACTTTTCTACAAACTGGGCAAGTATTTTTACCTTTATTTTTCCATTCCTGTAGACAGTGGGAATGAAACATATGTCCACAACGAGTAGGTGGATTATTCCTCGTTGGTTTAACTTCATTGAGACATATGGAACATGTTGACATTCTAGAGTATGGTTTTAAAGTTTTTTTCATAATTTAGCTCAGTATGTCTTGGAGGTATCGACTAGGGGTTTGTTGCAATCATGGCACCTGGTTGTTCCCTGTTCATTCTGGACTTTCTGGAGAAGTTCGGGTCCAGATTTTTGGAGGAGTTTCCTATAAGAATAATTATCTTCGAATGATATGCCATTGTTTTGCATAACGTAGTTATTGAGAAGCTGGGCTGACGAGTTTATTGTAAAGCACCGACCATCGGCCATGCCAAGTCGTTGAGACATCTTGTATTAAATTACACCTAGAAATTAATTTGTCTATTGGATATTGTTTGTACCCACGATTCAAAACCCTTCGCTCTGAGAACCTTTACAAAGGGTTCACACCTGTAACCTAAAAATATATCGAAAATATCGGTGTCAGTTGTCGGACTTACTCTAATCCTGGAATTTTCGTTAATGTGGCAATTGATTATATTGTAACCAAATGCAATCTCCTTTAGAGTCTCCGCCCCCGTAATTATGATTTTGCCTGTGCTGAATATACTGCACGTAATTTCCTTCATATCATGGGCTGGTTTAAATTTTACTTTAACTGCGGAATACCGATCTGGTTCAAATGAAACTTTAAAAATATCATTATAGTTTTCGAACCAATCAGCAACCAAGTTCAAATTTATGTTGTAGTTTAAACTAAAGTTAGAATTGATCATCACAACCCTGAATGATTCTACCGGAATTGTATTTGTCATACCCAAAAAAGTCTTAAAGATGTAGGTGAGTTGGGTAATGATACGTTTACAATCAAATAGGTCACAACACCCCGCAACCTGAACACTACCGTTTGGGAATACCTTTACCGATTTTGTGCTATAGGTGTCGTGATATGTGAGTGTAACCTGGTTGTAAAAAGTTGTCGGCTTCAGTTTCCATTCAAAACCATCCATTTTAGAATTATCTCGTCTCATTTTGAATGAACCAATTTCATTGAAGATTTTTCGTAATTTATTAATATCGATCGCCTGAACGAAACTTGAAACCATTGTTATCGTTGTAATTTTTATCCATGATGGACGAATTTCTGCGGGTATTTGATTTCTAAATTCGTTTATAGTTAGGAGGTAAGAAAAACTATTATTAGCAATTTTAGAATACATTTCAAGGTAAACTTATACCGAGTATATCGTGACTTAGGTGTTTAAAGAATACATTCACGTTCTTTATAATGACACGCTTTGTTAACTCTGCCACCCATGTTCATGACGTAGAGTCAGATTTATCATACGCAGAAATACGGTATGATCAGTATATAGAATCAAAAGGTGTATACCAAACCTACACTGACTATATTAGCACTGAACCACACGGAAACTGGGTGAAGTTGGGTGCATTCAAGCACTCAATTCCTTATGAAAAATTCTTGGACACTATGGTATCCCAAACGTTTGAGGTGTGTCAACGGAAAGCTGAGGTGTATCTCGATAGTATCCTCGATGAAGAACTCGAGATTCGTCATTTTATCAGAATCCTCCATGCAACAAAAATTGTAGACCCAACATTTCAACCACCCCATATTAATAAAAAGAGTGCTTGGCAAGTGGAATTCTTACAAGAATTTTGTAGAAAGTACATCACAGATGCTATTCAAGAGTGTAAGAGTAAATCACGTCTCGAATATTTCTTTAACGTTTTACACGCAATATCACTAAATATAGAATAATTGCGGCACAAAGTGTATATCCCAAAAGTGATACGTTTGACAAGTTGTTTTCGACGTTCATCGCTTCACTCGAAATAAATGGTGCCTGACGCTCAATGCAATCACCTGAATCGATATTACGTTTCGGATGTATCGTCGAAAAGGTGTCATTTATTTTTGTTTCATCCTCACAGAGACCAAATCCGCAATACACACTTTTCTTTTCATCCTCAAATGCGCTTTTATTCTGGAGAGGAGCTTTATAATCTTCAAAAGGCCCCGTCTGTCTCACAGTACCTGGTAGTGAAAAATCATGTGTGACAAATGGATTCACGTGATCGATTGCCTCTTGTTCGCTGAGCATAATTATTATTACTTTAGATTATAATTTTTATCCTTCAGTTTATATTTATGTTCGGTCCACATTTCATCTAGGTCAACATTCAACATGTGGGCCAACTGAAAAAGATAACTGAAAACATCACCCATTTCCATCATCACGTCAGTTCCTCTAACCTTTTTCAAATTTGTTTTTTTGAATGTTTTTTTGTGTTGTCGAATTGCGGATGCAAGTTCTCCAAACTCTTCCGTCAAAAGGAGCCAAACAGTATCAATGGCGGCTCTATCCCACCCCTTACTTTTGCAGACTTTTTCTGTTTCTACTTTGTAATAATTTAAACTCATTCTTAATCTAATATGGTGTATATTCTTTAATAGATTCCAATTTTTTCGTTTTTGGGTAGTCTCTTACCCTTCAAACTAACGTTCTTTGGGAGATCGTTGGGTACACTAATAGTATCGATATCATTCGCGTAAGTAATATACTGTGCAACACCGGTTTGAATTTGGGATAATGCGGTATTAATGACACGTTCATTCATTAATTTCACCTGCTTGTTTACCTCTCTGTTATGGTCACCCGAGTTGCTTATGAATACAGCACGCATTATACCGTAAAGGTCGTTAGGGTTTTGGTAATCAATCGAAATACCACTTTTGTTCTTAAAGGCCTGACGAATTCCCCGCTGGAGAAGATTTTTGTTAAATTCTGAAAAAAAGAGAGTATTCAGAGGAGTCTCACACTGCTTGATTGAGTTGAGGTGTAAATTGTCACACATTTAATATAGTCTCCGAAAATAATTTGTCTGTAGATATTAAATGCTGAACTACGCTGACTTCAACCAGGTGTATGATTCTAAACCCCAAAACACAGAAAAAATTCCACTGGATCCACCAGACTGCTTTGTTGGGTCGTATGCACCAGTAGCGAAACCTGGTGAAAGTGGTCCATTCTATGTAAATTCCTACCTTCTCCAACCTAACCGCCGCATGGAAGTTGTGGGGTCAGTTCCAGTGCGAAGCAAAGATCTTGAATGTGGGAAGTAAGTTAAAAATAAAAATTGATTGAAAAGTATATGAGGGTCACTAAACGCTCAGGTCGTATTGAGGATATGAAATTTGACAACGTCACCAATAGGATCAAGAACTTAACACAGGGACTTTCCGAAAATTGCGATTCCACCAAAGTAGCGCAACAGGTATTTTCATCTCTATATGATGGAATAACTACACAGGAAATTGACATACTCTCAGCTGAAATTTGTATCGGTATGATCACCTCTGATCCAGATTACGAAACACTCGCCACCCGCCTCGTTGCAAGCAACATCCACAAGGTTTGCCCCAACAATTTTCACCTCGCCATGAGAAAACTCCAAAAATGTAAAATAATCACAGACGAAGTTGTAGAGGTTGCCCAACAGGTGAAAGAGTACATCAAAACGGATCGAGACTTCGACTTTGGTTATTTTGGTATTAAGACCCTAGAGAAGAGTTACCTTCAGAGGGTTGGGGGTAAAATTGTAGAGACACCTCAATACATGTTTATGCGCGTTTCTATTGGTATTCATGGTAAAGATATTCCATCTGTTTTAGACACCTACGATAAGATGTCCCAAGGCTACTTCATACATGCAACACCCACCCTTTTCAATGCGGGAACACCCCGTCCCCAAATGTCTTCGTGCTTCCTGATCGCCAATAAGGAGGATTCCATTAACGGTATTTATGGGACCCTCACCGAGTGTGCCCAAATATCCAAGTGGGCTGGGGGCATCGGGATGCACATTCACGATATTAGGGCCAATAAATCCCGAATTAGAGGAACGAATGGTCAGTCTGATGGTATCATTCCAATGCTTAGGGTCTTCAATGCCACTGCACGCTACGTAAATCAAGCTGGTCGGCGCAAGGGATCGATCGCCGTCTACCTGGAGCCCTGGCACGCTGATATCATGGACTTTTTGGAGATTCGTCTAAACCAGGGTGACGACGAAGCGAGGTGCCGAGACCTGTTCTCAGCCCTTTGGATTCCAGATCTCTTCATGAAGAGGGTTGAGGAAGGTGGAAAGTGGTCCCTCTTCTGCCCCGATACAGCTAAGGGTCTTTCCGATGTTTATGGTGATGAATTTGAGGCCCTATACACCAGGTATGAGGAAGAGGGTCTCGCCACATCGACGGTCCCGGCATCCGATATTTGGAAGGCCATTCTAAAGTCACAAACTGAGACTGGAACACCCTACATGCTCTACAAAGATGCCTGCAATATGAAGAGCAACCAAAAGAACTTGGGGGTCATCAAGAGTTCCAATCTCTGCACTGAGATTATAGAATACACCAACAAGGACGAGACGTCTGTTTGTAATCTGGCTTCTATCGCCCTCCCCAAATACGTCAACACGGAGACGAAGACCTTCGACTTCGCGAAACTCCATGAAGTGACAAAGACCGTCACAAAGAACCTTAACAGGGTGATCGATCGCAATTTCTACCCCGTGGATACTGCTAGGAATTCCAACATGAAGCACCGCCCAATCGGTATGGGTGTACAGGGCCTCGCTGATGTATTCATTCTATGTGGTCTATCATTTGATTGCGAAGAATCACGTCTCCTTAACTCTCATATCTTCGAAACTATGTATCATGCCGCCCTAGAGGCGAGTTCAGAGTTAGCCGAGATTGATGGGTCCTACGAAACCTTCGAAGGATCCCCGGCATCACAGGGAATCCTCCAACCCGAGATGTGGGAAGGTGAAACCAAATTTAGTGGACTCTATGACTGGGAGGCTATGCGTGAACGTATAAAGACCAGGGGATTGAGGAATAGTCTCCTAATGGCACCCATGCCAACAGCTTCCACAGCACAGATTTTGGGAAACAATGAATGCTTCGAACCCTATACGACAAACATCTATCTCCGTCGCACACTAGCAGGTGAATTCGTGGTAGTGAATAAGCACCTGGTGAATGATCTCAAAAAAATTGGACTTTGGTCAAAAGAAATGAAAGATATCATGGTCAAGGCGGGTGGGTCAATTCAAAACATTGTTGATATTCCCGATAACATCAAGAAACTCTACAAGACTGTGTGGGAAATTAGTCAAAAGTGTATCATCGATATGGCGGCTGACCGTGGTCGTTTCATCGATCAATCACAATCCATGAACCTCTTCATGGAAAGTCCAACAATGTCTAAGCTGTCTTCGATGCACATGTATGCATGGAAATCTGGTCTAAAGACTGGAATGTACTACCTGAGATCCAAGGCTAAAGCTCGACCAATCCAATTTAGTTTAGAACCCGAATGTATCGCGTGTTCGGCTTAAAGTTTTGGTTTTAATATATTGTAAACATGGACCGAGCTATTGATAATTTACAGATTAATACCTACAATAACCGAAAAATAGTTATCACTACTAAAGAAGGAACACCAATGAGAATTCAACTTCCCCGTATGTATATGCCATTTGGTGTATCTGGATTTGTTCCAGAGGTGGGTCATGTTAAATATAACATCGATTTCGCTGTAAAGGGTTACGACGAAGACGATAGTTATATGAAAAAATTTTATGAAAGTCTCCGTGCCGTTGAAGGTAAAATCATTCAAGCCGTATCGGAACAAAGTGATACAATATTCGGGAAACCTATGACTGTCGAAGAACTTATGCCAATGTTCAACTCAAACTTAAAAATGTCCCCAGATCGCGAACCAAAGTTTCGAGTTAAGGTTGATACAGATATCGAGGGTAATATTAAACCCCAGGTATTCGACTCTATGAAAAACCCCGTAGCGAAGGAGCCAATCAAAAACGGTCTATATGCAAGAAATTCAGGTCAGGCTATTGCTGAGCTCAATAGCGTGTATTTCTTGAACAAGAAGTTTGGGTGCACGTGGAAAACCCACCAACTCGTCGTTCACGAACCACAAAATTTAAAGGGATTTCAATTTATTATTTAATACGAACAACAACAGTTCGCGGTTTATTACTATTCAAAAGCAAAATACTATATACTTTCTGAGCCTCCTTAAGGAGTTTACCCTGAACCCGGGTAAACCCCTTTGGATCTAATCCTAGTTTGATCTTAGCAATCTTCACTGAGTCTTCCCACTTGGAGAGAGTCATTCTTACTTTACATCTACATTTTCTTGATGAGCTTCTTGTAAGCCACGGTGCCCTCCTTGGGCTGGAGCTTGAAACCCTTCTTCGCTGGCTTGAAGACCTTAACCATCGCCTTCTTACCCTCATCCTTCATGCGCTTGAGCGCAGCCTCACTCGCCGCCTTAGAGACGATGCGGCCATCCTTCATCTTGAGGTCTTTCTTTTCAAGACCACCAGCGGTCATGTCAGCAGTGCCATGGAAAACTTCGGCTCGGGAACCAATCATCTTTATATTACGCCCTGAAAATTTTCTTGATGTCCAAGATTGAAATCTTGTCGTTTATCCGCTTTACAGGAATCTGGGTTTTAACCCTCTCATCGTTCAAAACCTCCGAACACACTATGGACTTGTGACCCTGGAGGGCCATCATCTCTTCTTCGACACTCAAAAATGTCTCAGTCTCCCTGTAGATCATCTTCTTCACGTAGACCGCTTGGGTCTGACCCGTTCGGTGAGACCGACCGATTGCCTGAAGCTCAGTCGCGGGGTTCCAAGCTGGAGCCATGATGTAGACCCTGGTGGCCTCTTGAATGTTGAGACCTTGACCACCAGACTTGATCTGGATGATGAAGACCGACCCCGGTGGTGCCTGTTTGAACTTAGTCAACTGGGTAGTTCGGTCCTCCTTGGAGACGGACCCATCTATCCTGAATGTGGGACAATCCAATTGACTTTGGATGTAGTTCATCTCCCCCACAAACTGACAGAAAATGAGAGTCTTCTCTTGGGGGTGCCCCCTAATCATCTCGAAGAGGGTCTCCATCTTATGGGAACGCCCAACCCACTGCTCAGGGTTGGTCTCGTTCTTCTTCGCAACCCCATCCAGGTACATTTGGGGCCAGATCATGCACTGTCGCGCCCGGAGAAGGCACTCCAAAATGACCATGTTCTTGTAGTTGAGACTGGTTGCCGCCTTGAAGGTGTCCTTGATCGTATCCTGAGCCTCCTTGAAAACAAACTCATACATGTCCCTCTCATCTGGGTACATATCCAGCTCCACATTCTCAAAGTAGCATGGAGGGAGCCTGAGACGTTCGTTGATCTTAGCCAGATCGTCCTTCGTGCGACGGAGAATGTAGATGTCCTTAATCTTCTTGGTCATCCCCTGCACAAGGGACTTATCGATACCGAGGAACCGGCAGAGGGTCACAAAGTCATCCATTGAGTTGAAGACTGGGGTACCAGTGACAATCCACCTGATACCAGCTTGAAGACGACAAACACTCTTGGAGATCTTTGAAGACTTGTTCCGAATCTCGTGGGCCTCATCCAACACCACCCGATCCCACTGAACCCCGTGGAGGGGGGTCACTGCCTCAGCCTTCCCACCCTTCACACTCAATAAAGAATAGGGTGCGATCGTAATATCGTGATCCCCAAGCTTTCGACCAGGTCCATCGAAAACACCAACCGTTAGGGTCGGTGCAAACTTCGTAATCTCCTCAACCCACTGGGTGATGATAGACTTGGGCACGATGAGGAGTGTGCGTTCTTGGGGGTTACCCAACATCGTCGCGATCAACTGGATTGTCTTTCCGAGTCCCATCTCATCGCAGAGAAATCCCCCCTTAGGTCCAGACTGTTGTTGTTCCATTGTAAGCATCCAGAGAACACCTTCTCTTTGGTATGGGGCGAAAAGCCGACCATTCAGGGTGTTCTTAGCATGCGTGTATTGTTCTTCAATCGTCATGGTTTTGGTTCGATTTCTTAAATGGGTGGGTCACTTAGGTAATTTTTATTTAAATATTTGTAAATAATATGTCTA